TTATCGCCTGGAGTTGAGTGAGGGCGAGGCGCTGGAATACACCGAAGAGGAGCAGGCCCTGGTGGACACGCACGGATTGGTACCGGAGCAAATCAAATGGCGGCGCGAGAAGAAGCGCGCCCTGAGAGACCTGTTTGCGCAGGAGTACCCGGAAGATCCTTACACCTGTTTCCTGACCTCGGGCCGTGGCTACTTTGGCAACCTGTCGCACGTTTACACCGCACCGCTTGACCCTGTGCGCAACATGAAACACAAGCACGCGGCGGGGCTGGACTTTGGGCAGACAAACGACTGGACCGTCCTAAGTGTGATTGATGTGCAGGCGAAACGGCAGGTCGATATGCTGCGGATCAATAGGCTTTCGTGGGGAGAGCAGCGCGCCCGTATCCTGGCGACCTGCAAGAAGTGGGGCATCACTCACATCCTGGCTGAGGCAAACAGCATCGGCGGAGTCAATATCGAGGAGCTGGTCAAGGCCGGTTTGGGAGTACAGCCCTTCACTACAACCAACCAGAGCAAGGCCGATATTATGAGCGATCTTCACGAGGGTTTACACGAGGGCGGGCTGACGCTCCAGGACCACGCGCCCCAGAAGCACGAACTCAACTCTTTTGTTTCGTCGCAAACATCAACCGGCCTATGGCGATTGGCGGCCGAGGGCCAGGGTCACGACGATACCGTCATCGCCCTGGCATTAGCATGGCAGGCAGCCGCCCATCCGGTTTGGCATATGGCCGGGGTGGACTGAGGACATCATGGCAGGCATTTTCACGGTCAGCACAAACGGCGGAAAATCCGTCAACATCAACAACCTCCCCCCGGAAGCCTGGAAGGTCATCAGCGGCGGCGATGGGGCGGCTGGTGATCACGGCACGTTGAAAGAATTATTCTCCGCCGTGCCGTGGCTGCAGCGCGGCGTCAATCTGTGTGCCAATTCGCTGGCCGCCCTGCCGTTCGTGATCACCAACGCCGCCGGGGAGGAGGTCGATAACAGCCACGATTACGAGAACAATATCGGGATCTGGGCCGACCCGTTCACCGACCTGTGGCGGATGGAGGCCGGGCTGACGCTGTTCAACGCCTGCTACTTCGAGATCCTGCGCATGAGGTCAAAGACGCCACGCGGCCTCAAATACATGGTCCCGCTCACTATGTCCCCGCTGCGGAAGGACAAGACCCGCGGCCCGATCGTCGGCTACCGGCGCACGTTGAGCGGGGGGAAGCCGGTCGATTTCACGCTCAAGGAACTGGTCGCCATGTTCGGCCCGGACCCGTACAGCGAGGACGGCCCGCCCGAGTGGTCGCGCGGATTGGCGGCACTGGCTGCGGCCGGGGTGCTGAAGAACGTGGACGACTTCGCGGCGGCCTTCTTCGAGCGCGGCATGATCAAGACGACGTTGCTGATGGTGGGTGGTGGGGCATCACTGGAACAAGTTGAGAAGATCAACACGTTCTGGAGCCGTGTCATGCGCGGGATCAAGTCAGCTTACAAGAACCTGGTGATGAACGCGGATAGCGTAACGCCTGTAACGATTGGCGAGGGCATCGGCGAATTGACCGACAACGACCTGACCGACGAAAAGCGCGAGGACATCGCCTCCGCGCTCGGTGTCCCGCATTCGCTCATGTTCAGCCAGGCCACCAGCTACGCCACGGCCGAGCAGGACAAGCGCAACCTGTACGAAGATACGATCATCCCGGACAGCCGGGTCGTTGCTGAAGCGCTGAATACGCAGTACCTGGCCCCGCTGGGCTACACGATCCGCTTCCTGCCCGACAGCCTGACGATCTTCCAGGAAGATGAGGAGGACCGCTCGGGCGCGCTGGTCAACATGGTCGCCGCAGCGACGGAGGGCGACCCGCAGGTCGTCTCCCTGATGATGCAAATTTACGGCATGAGCCTACCGGGCGGGATGGAGTGGGACGAGTTCGAACGTCTGCTGGAGGAGGCCCGCGACCGCAAACCGCCCGCGCCCGCCGGGGCACCACCCACCAATCTGCGCCCGCTGGGCGGCACGCTGCCCGAGCCGGACGAGGACGGGAAGACGCTCGGGGCCGCGCTGGCTGCGTGGGAGCGCAAGGCGCTCAAGCGGCTGAAGGACGGCAAACCGGCGGCGTGCAAGTTCGTCAGCCCACACATCCCGGACGAAGCCAACGAGATGATCGTGGATCTGTTAGAGGAGGCTGACACGGCGGAGAAAGTACGGCTGATCTTCCGTGGGGAGGTGGAGTGAAACCCTCCCTCTCCCTCCGCCTGCACCAGATGGCGCTCGTCAAGCGTCTCAAGTCCCAGGCCAGCTACAAGGCGTCCCTGCGCGCGGCGGTGCGCGGATTGTGGCAGGGGACGACGGACATCACGCAGTTCTTTGAGATGTTCCGCTCGGCCATCGACCGTGGCTTCGAGCAAGCCTGGGCAGAGGGCATGCGCGAGGTCGGACTAAGCATGGCCGATATCACCCCCGAGGAGCGCGAAGCCCTCGACCACATGAAGATCGAGGAGCGTCAGTACATCTTCCCGTTCGGGCTGGACATCGAAGCGGCGGACAAGGCCAGCGGTGCGGCGTTGGAGCCGCACCTGAAGCGGGTCGAGCTGTGGGTCAAGCGGTATAATAATCTGCGCAACCAGGCCAAGCAGATGGCGCAGAATGACCCGCTGCTCGAGTGGGTCCGCCATGCGGAGGAGAGCTGCACATCGTGTATCAAACTGAGCGGCCAGCGGCGCAGGTCGTCGTCGTGGACCCGCTTCGGGGTGCGCCCGCAGTCGCCGGGATTGGAGTGCATGTGCGGTGCGGGCGGAGTGGATGTGTGCAAATGTGAGTTTGTCCCGGCGGAGGGCCACGCGACACGCGGACGGCTGCCGGGCTGGCGCGTCTGTTAGGACGCAAAGGAATTGGAGATGAGTTGGGTAAAAAGGTTGTTTGTGGTCAGGGGCAATGGCGGCGATACGAAGATAGAGGCACTTCCAGACCCGTTCACGATGAAGAGTATTGAGTACTTCCCAAATGGGCAGGTGGCGCTGATAACGTTTCGGGACGAAATCTCCCCCGAGTTGGTGGCGGCTTATCTCGAAGACTATAGCCGTGGCGTACACGTTGCCGGAAAAATGGATGTGCTCCGATGAAAACCATCATCCTCGGCGGCTCCCATCCCCGTCACCTGCACTACCTGAACGCCGTCGCCAGTCACCCGGCCGTCGATCTGGTCGCGGCTGCCATTCAGAAGCGCGAGACGATGCTGCCGCGCCCGCCGGACAACATCGACCCGCACGACCGCGAGCTGTTCGTTCGGCATTTCAGCTACCGGGACGCGAAAGAGGCGCAGTATTTCGGCGCGCCGGAAGCTGAGTTCGAAGCGCGCCGGATCGACCACGGCGAACTGAACGCCTATCATCTGCGCGCCTGGCTGTACGATGTCTGCCCGGACCCGGATCTGGTCATCGTGTTCGGCTGCGGCATGATCGGCGACAAGCTGATGGACCAGCTCGGGGATCGGACGATCAACCTGCATCTCGGACTCTCCCCCCGTTACCGCGGCGCGGCTACGCTCTTTTGGCCGCAGTATTTTCTTGAGCCGCAATGGGCCGGGACGACGTTCCACCAGATCGTCCACGAGCCGGATGCCGGGCCGATCCTGCACCAGTCGCAGCCGGGGCTGTTCAAGGGTGACACGCTGCACGATGTGAGCTGCCGGGCGGTGCGGCAGGCCACGGCGGACATGCTGACGCTGCTGGACACGTTCGACGGTTGGACGTTCCGGGCGCAGCGGAATACGGGTAAGTGCTTCCTGGAACGCGACTTCCAACCAGCCCACCTGCGCATGATCTACGATGTGTGGGATGACCGGATCGTGGACGCGTACATGGACGGGGTGATCGGTGGGCGCGAGCCGAAACTGTACCGCGCGAATGTGAGCGCAAAGGAAAAGGTGAAAGCATGAGTGAGCAAATCTGTTCGGGCTGTAAGTATTTCTACCCCATCGACCAGACCGTCTACCTGGACGGTGCCCCCGTTGAGTCGGGCGAATGCCGCCGCCGGGCCGTGAGCAGCGTTGCGCGCGGCGTCCCGGGGCGACCGTTCCCGGTCGTGCGCGAGAGTGATTGGTGCGGCGAGTGGGAGGCCGTGCCGGTGGTGAAGCCGGTGGCGAAGAAGAAGGCGCCCGTAAAGAAAGCCGCACCCAAGAAAGCTGTGGCGAAGAAAGCCCCGGCGAAGAAGGTGGCCAAGAGTGCCTGACGACCTTTCCTTCGAGTTCCGCGGCACGAACCGGGTAGCCAACGTCCTGCGCAAGTTCGCGTCCCAATTCCCCGAGATCGTGGACAAGCCGATGGGCGCATGGGCGCAGCGTTCGCGCGGCGTGCTCAAATCGACCCCGTACCCGAAGAAGAACACGGAGCGCTGGCGCGGCCGCTGGGCCTCCGACAAACAGCGGCGCTACGTCATGGCCGCCATTCGGCGCGGCGATATCCGGGTGCCGTACCAGCGGACTGGTGGACTGGCGAACCGCTGGTCTGCGGCCCGGATCAAGCCTGGACTGTGGACGATCAAGAACAGCGCGCCTTACGCGATTTGGGTGGTCAGTCAGGACGACCAGCACAAAATTTTCCACAAGGGCCGCTGGTGGATTGCGTACAACGAGCTTGGAAAACTGACCATCCACCTGGTGCGCGACATCTCCGCGGAGATCGGGCGCGAGTGGGAGAAGGGCGGAGGGACGGCGACGTGAAACCCGCCCCCATCACCCCCGGCCGCTGGGATACCATCGCCCTGCTCGGCATGGCCCCGTCGACGCGCGTCCTGTCCGGCCAGGTCCCGGCAGACACCGCCGCGTTCGGGATCGGCGCGGCCTGGGTGCTCGAACACGCGGCGCGGCCCTTCGACGTGTGCGTCGAGATCCATCCGCGCTGGATGCTCGAACACCCCAACTACTCGCCCGGTCTGCTGGATTGGCTCGGAAAGCCGCGCTCCGGTCCGCTGTACACGGCACAATACGAACCCGACTGGCCCGGATCCGTCGTCTACCCGCTGGACTTCATGCTGTCCTATTTCCTTGGGGGTGTCCGCAAGGGTGACGAACAGGCGCGCTATTTCTGCTCGTCATTCGACTATGCGCTGGCCCTGGCGATCCTGTACGCACCGAAGCGGATCGCGATCTACGGCTTCGACATGGCGACGGATACCGAGTACCGCTATCAGCGCGAGGGTGGGGCATTCTGGATGGGGGTGGCGGCCGGGCGCGGGATCGAGATCCAACTGCCCGAAAATACCAAGCTGCTGAGCGGCGCGCTGTACGGCTATGAAGGGACGCGTGTCGTGCGATACGGGCGGGTCGAACGGCTCATGCAGGACGCGGCCCGGCAGCGCAAGAACTACCGGGCGCGTTTCCAGCGGGCGGCGGCGAAGCTCTCACAGGCGAACGGCAACGGCGCGGCCGATGAAGCAGCCCACCAGCGCGCCGGGCGATTGCGCGATCTGTTCTTCCTGTGGGACGGGGCGCGGCAGGCGGCCCGTGAGCTGCTGAAAGATGTCAGTATCGGCGACCTGCTCAGCCGGGAGACGATTGAACGCCAACGGACCGCCCTGCAGGTCGGGGCCACCAACCACGCCAGCCGCCTGAACTGGTGGGAGGGCGTCGTACACGATCGGCGCGTACGCTACAACGACAACCAGGGCAGCGAGCCGAACCGCTCGATCTTCCTGGACGAACTCCAACAGGCGCACCAGCTGCAAGGCCGGGTGCGCGATGACTATTTCACCTTCTCGGGCGGCGTGCAGCTGCTGAACCACCTGATCCGCGAGAGCGATCTGGAAGCGCCCGAGGAGTTTGAGGTCAGGCTGAACATCACGGAGCTGGACGTGGTGCCGAAGGATGACGTGGAGGCCATGCCGGTGTTTGACACGCGCCCAAAAGTGTGATATTTTTATAGACAACTGAATAGAGCACGCTGGAAGGATGGTGGAGTATAGGCCCGTAGAGGGCACGCCCCGCCATTAGCGAACCCGAAGTTAGGCGCTGAAGAGCGCGGTGGTTTGGAAAGCGAAAGACACCTCAACAGGTGTTTTTCCATTTCCCGACCGCTGCGCTCTTTTTTGTTATCTGGTGAACATATGAGCGAAAACGAATATCTTGCAATGCACGGCGAGCCAATCAAGGCGCTGGGTGACGGCAAGGTCGGCGGCTATCTGGTGCGTTTCACCGGCCCCGAACACCCGGATCTCGAAGGCGATTACTTCGACAGCGCCACCGACTTCGGCGAGCTCAAGACTTCGCCGGTCTACTACCAGCACGGCCTCGACCCGGTCCTGAAGACCCGTCGCCTGGGACGCGCCGAACTACGCGCCGATGACTTCGGCGTGTGGGCTGAGGCGCAGTTGGAAATGCGCGACGAATACGAGCGCTTCGTGTACGGGCTGGCTGAGGCCGGTAAGCTCGGCTGGTCATCCGGCACAGCCGGGCACCTGGTCGAACGCGAACCGGTCGGCTCCGCCCATCACATCAAACATTGGCCGCTCGGATTGGACGCCAGTCTGACCCCGACCCCGGCCGAACCGCAGAACCACGCTGCACCGATCAAGGCGCTGGCCGGCAAGACCCTTTCCGAACTCGCGCAGGCGATCGCACCACAGGCGGCAGATGGGGAGGTAATCCCCGCCGCAGCGGACCCCGCGCAAGAACCGACCCCCAATCCTGAACCATCCAAGCAGACGGTCCCGGCTCAAGTACGGGACCAGGGAGATACCAACATGAGCGACGAAACCCAAGAGCCGGGTCCCGACAACAGCCAGTATGACGCGCTTGAAGCGCAGGTCAAAGCGACCAGCGCCAACGTCGAGAAGCTGCTGGGCCTGCTCGAAAACACCCCGGAGGCCGAACGCTCCGGCTACGCCTCCAACCTGGGCGGCACGAACGACCCCGGTCACAAGTCCTTCGGCGACTGGCTGCTGGCCGTCAAGCGCGGCGACACCAAACGGCTCGCCAAAGTTTACGGCAGCGTGCGGCAGTCGAACGACCCGAATGAGACGAAAGACCTGGCCGGCGACGTGGGCGCGCAGGGTGGCTACCTCGTCCCTGAGGAGTTCAAACCGCTGGTGGTTCCGGCTGTGGCGACCTCCCCGATCAAGGCGCGTGTGGATGTTATCCCAGTGAGTGCCCCTTCCGGCCATTGGCCGACCCTGAACTACGGCACCGTCCCGACGGCCGGGTCCGGTCAGACCGCGATGGCCGGTGGCCTGACGGCCTCCACCACCGAAGAGGGCGCGGCCATGACCGAGTCCACCATCACGTTCGTGGACCGTGAGTGGCGCGTGCACAAAATCGGCAGCTATGTCGAGGTCACCAACGAACTCGACGCCGACAGCCCGCAGTCGATTGAAGCCCTCCTGACCAGCCTGATCCGGATCGTGATCGACTCGAAAGACGAGCGCAACATCCTGCGCGGATCCGGGTCCGGTGAACCGCTCGGTATCCTGAATGCGGCCAGCACGGTCGCTGTCACGACCACCACCGGCGGCGTCTTTGCCGAGGCCGACGCGCTGAAGATGCTGGCGCGGCACAAGAACCTGAGCGGGCAGCGCAGCGTCTGGATTACGCACTACAGCGTTCTCCCCGACTTCGCGGCTTTCTCAGACTCGTCCTTCGTTCCGCTGGTGGACTTCACCGAAGGCGTGAGCGGTACACTGCTCGGCCTGCCCCTGATCTATTCGGAGCACATGCCCCAGGCTGATGGGGATGACGTTCTTCTGAGCGACCTGGGCTCGTACAAGTTCTTCCAGCGCGGCGGGGTCGAGATCGACTTCAGCGAACACGCCGCCTTCACGAGCGACAAAGGCACCTGGCGCTTCAAGAGCCGGAATGACGGCTTCCCGTGGCTGCACTCAGCCATCACCGGGGCCGATCCGACCGGATCGTACACGTTCTCGACCGACCTCTATCACGACGATTAGTGAGTGAAGCGCACTCAAGGAGAATGACATGCAACTCCCTTCCGAACAGGTGGCAATCCTCGCCACGATCGACCCGGACGCCTATGCCGCGTCCAGCTACACCTCGGACTACGTGGACACCGAGAACTTTCATCAGCTGATGGCGATCGTTTTCGCGGGCACGCTCGGCACGTCCGGAACGGTGGCCGCCAAGCTGATGCAGGCGACCTCCTCAACCGGAGCCGGGGCGGTGACGGTGGCCGGTAAGAACATCACCACCCTGACCCAGGCCGCGACGCAGTCCGATATGCAGGCCGTGATCAACCTGAAGACCGACGAGCTGAACGTGGCCGGCGGCTTCAAGTTTGTTGCTCTCAAGATCACCTCCGTCGTCACCTCCGACTACGGCGCGGTGATCCTCGGGGTCAACCCGCGCACCGGCCCGGCCAGCAACAACGACCTGGCCTCCGTGGTCGAGATCGTCAGCTAATCCGAGATCCGGGCGGGTGGGGCTTCGGTCTCACCCGCCCGGCTTGCTATGGCATACACCTCCGCCGCGGCGATCCGCAGCTACCTGGGCGCAGACGGGACCGGTGACGATACCCTGCTGACCGCGCTGGCTAACCGCGCCTCAGCCGCCATCGACCAGTTCTGTCGGCGTCCGTTCGCCGCCGCGGTGGACGCGACCCGCTATTACACGGTCGGGAAGGACACGGACGGCCGAATGCTGTACCTCGACGCCGATCTGTGCCAGATCACGACCATCAAGACCGACGCGGACGCGGCCAGCCCGGTCACGCTGGCCGCAGCGGATTACATCACGCACCCGCGTAACCTGACGCCCTGGCACTCAATCGAACTCAAGATGAGCTCGGATGAGTCGTGGACGTACACCGACGACGCGGCTGACGGGATCGAGATCGTCGGCCGCTGGGCTTACTCGCTCACGCCCCCGGATGATATCGTCCACGCCGCCGTGCGGCTCAGCGCCTTTTACTACCGGCAGAAGGATGCGCAGGTCTTTGACACGACCGCCATCCCCGAGGCCGGCGTCATCACCGTTCCGCAAGGGCTGCCGCGTGACATCCGCCTGATCCTGGAACCCTACCGGCGGGTCGAGATGGTGATTTCCTGATGGCGGCGACCAACGCGGCATTCGTGGCGGCCTTGCAGGCCATGACCGTGACCGGCGTCACCCGGCATTACGACGAACCGCCGGGCGCGCTATCGACCGCCGATCTGCCGGCTGCGTTCCCGATGATGCCGCAGGCGCAGCTCGGGCAAACGGTCCTGTCGTGTCTGGCGAACAACAAGACGCGCGGGATGCAGTACGCCATTGCGCTTGAGGCCGCCGGCCAGGGCACGATCTCGCAGAACTACGCCCTGATCGCCGCCATGATGGACAATCTTGAGACGGCGCTGGACGGGCTGGCGACACACTCGGGCGGCACGCTGGCCTTGTGGATCGACTACAACATCGCGACCGGAACGGTGGTCGATATTGCCGGCACCGAGTATTGGGGCGTGGTCGCTGAGATCGTGGCGAGGAACGTATGAGATACAAAATCGAGCGGCGCGTGAATTACAGCGGCCCGGGCGATCTGTGGAAGTTTGAGGCCGGCCAGATCATCAAAGCGGACGTGGACGCCCCGGCCTGGGTGATCGAGATCCTGGTCGCGCAGGGCTACGCCGCACCTACCAAGAGCAAGCCGTCCGCTAAGGGCGATAAACAGGAGAGCTGACCATGCCTGAAACTGGGCTTTTACAATCATTCACCTTCAACAGCGTCACGCTCGACTCCGACGACTGCCTGCAAACGACCGGCGTGAGCTCCACGCTGCAGACCGCCAAATACCAGTGCTCGGGCGTCATGAAGTCAGCGAAAGGGGCTAAGACGTTCGCATTCAATTACTCGTTTGCCGTGCCGGTGGCCTCCGACTCGCTCCTGACCGCGCTGGACGTGGGGTCAACCTCGACCTTCACCTACTACCCGTTCGGGAACACGGCCACCTACATCAAGATCACCGCCACCCGCGCGATCGTGACCGCCATGAACATCGGCGCGGCCGCGAATGGGGTCGTGACCGTGGACGGCACAATGGAGTTGGACGACCGAACCATCGGAGCCGCCACCTAACGGCGGAAAGGATTGAGCATGACCCAGCAGGACGTGGTACTTGACGAGGCGGTGGAAGCGCCCGCCAAACTCGCACCGTGGCAGCTTGAGTTCGAGCTGCGCGCCGATCTCGTACAGGAGGACATCTACGCCTTCGAGAAGATCGAACAACAGCTGGGCGGACTGCGGGTGGGCGGTTACAGCACCCGAGCAGCCGCCGCCCTGAAAGCCGCCATCGGTGCGGGATGGCTGGCAGCCCCGGCCGTCGAGGTGCTCAAAGACGCCAAAGGCGAACCGCGTTACATGTACGCCGGGGAGAACGTCGATAAGATGCACCCCGGCAAGGTGCTGTGGCTCGGGACGCGGGTCACTCAGCACTACTCCGCCGCCATCACCACCCCCCCAAACTGATCGAGGCGGTGGCGGATTATGTCCTCGACGGCGAACCGCCCCCGCCCGAATTACGTCGGGCATTTGATTACAAAGCCTGGGGCGTCAACCTGATGCAGCTCCCGGCCGGTGAACTACGCACGATCAACCGGGCCATGAACGCCTATTCGACCCTGAACAGCTACCGCAAGGCCGGGGCGAAGGGTAAGACGACTGAATGGACCGAGCAGAACCCCGATGATTGGGAGTTCGTCTCGGCCATCATCGCGGACCGCATGAAGCGTCGTAAGGAGCGCAAGCATGTTTAGCAGGCAGCGGCTCGACATCTTCGTCAACGCCGAAACGTCTCAGGCGCAGCAGGCGTTCTCCGGACTCTTTCAGAAGTTCGGAGAGTTTGCGTTTTATGCCAACCAGATTGCCTTCTGGGGTAAGCAGGTATTTCAGGCGCTCGAGGACGTGTACAAGATCGCCCGCGAGGGGGCGGAGGCGATTGGGGGTGATACGCTGGCGGCCTACGAGGAGTTTGACGAGACGCTGCAGGGGGTCGAGGACTCAGCCAAAGGACTGGTGGCGCGGGGGCTGCAGCCGCTGATCGAGGGGTGGAACAAACAGGCTGCTGCGGCCGATATTGCGAGAGAGGCTTACGACCGCGGCCTGATCTCACTCACCGACTACAACGCTATCGCCCGGGGGGCCACCACGGGACCGGAGGCACAGAAAGAGGCACTTGACCGGGCCACCGAGGCACTCGAGGCCCACCGATTGAAGACACTCGGGACCAGCGAGTCGATGGAAGAACTTCAGACCCGCTTCCTGGAGATGGCGGGGGCCTCCGAGTCGTTCGACCAGGCCATGCTCGCATCGGCTGGCGTGCTTGAGTCAGACCTGAACGCGGCCCTGATAACGGCCCAACAGAATCTCGGCTTCGTGGAGGCCGGTTTCCGCGAACTTGGCCTGGCCGGCACCGATGTTGAGTTGATGCTAATCGACTTGCGCGAAGCTCAGGGACTGTTGACCGAGGAACAGGCCGACAGCGAGCGCATGATGATCGGCCTGCGGGACATGATCAAAAACGGCCTGGTCGTCAGTCTGGACGATCTGCGCGACGCCCTCCTGGACGGGATCATCACCTGGGAGGAGTACCGCGGGTTGATCAAGCTGTCCGACGAAGCAACTGAACTTCTCGACTCTAGCCTCGTGTCCGCTGCCGAAGAAGCGCGAGAAATGCAGGCTATCCTGGACGGGATCGACGGGACGTACAACGCCACTATCAATATCAGCGTGACTGGCGATCCGATACCGGACCTTGATTTTACGGACCCCGGTAATACGGGTGGCCCCCCCGGAGTAGCGCGGGCATCCGGCGGCCCCGTCTGGGCTGATCGGCCTTACATCGTCGGGGAGCAGGGACCGGAATGGTTCGTGCCCAGCCAGAACGGGGAGATTGTTCCCGGAGGGGGGATGCCGCAAGGCCAATCATCCGGCGCGGGCGTCACCATCGGCGACGTGACTATCGTCATCCCGGACGCGGGCGATCCGGAAGCCACCGCGCGCGCCGTCGCCGACTATCTCGGTTCTCTCGCCCGGCAATCCGCCAGCGCGGGCGGCGGCTGGACGGGAATGTGATCAACGGAGAATAACTATGTCACTTGCAATTTCAGTCACCGTCCGAAACGCCATGCTCAACGCCGCTGAAACGGCGATCGGCACTTCTCCGGTCCTGCGCATCTGGACCGGGTCCGCGCCGGGCATCGGCAATGCTGACTCGGGCACGGTGCTGGCAACGATGAACCTGCCGTCCGATTGGATGGCCGCGGCATCTGCCGGCAGTAAGGCTAAGGCCGGCACCTGGCAGGACGCCTCGGCGGACGCCAGCGGCGACGCCGGCCACTTTCGGATCTACGCCTCGGACGGCACAACTCAACACATCGAGGGAACGGTGAGCGCGTCCGGCGGCGGCGGTGATCTGATCCTGCTGAACGGCATCACGATCGCCGCGGGCGAGGTGATCGAGGTCGATGTGTTCATTCTCGATGTCTGAGTACCGGATTTACTACTCCGGCGGCGGAACCTGCTCGAGCGCCACGCCGACGGAGCTGACCCCGGCCCTGGACGTGCAGGCGATCGTCCAGGAAGACGAACGGGTCGGCTGGGCAATGACGCATTCGCGCGACTATTACGTCTGGCTGGGTGATCGCTGGCTGGGTGTGGACCTGTTCGGGCTGTGGGACTATTTGACCCAACCCGGATGGAAACGGGCGCTGTGCGGGCGCACGCTGACGAGCGCGGAGTTCCAGGCGATCTACGCCCGGGCAAAAGTGGACCGCACTTTCGCGGATAAGAACGGCTACCTGCCGGGAGAAACGCATGACCCAGCCGACCTTTGACCAGGACAGTTTCAGGGGGCGCGACGATGATGTCGGACTGAACTCGGCCACGTTCAACGGCGGCGGTGCTCTAAACGCGGATTGGACGCAGCTGTCGGACGTAAAGTTCCGGGTTCGCTTCCTGATCCAGGAAACGGCCGCGGCCAGCAACGTTGACCAGAGTCATACGCTGTGGTTCAGTTATAACAGCGGATCCTACGAAGTGATCGGCGGAACGGGTGCCGAGGTGGTGCCCGACGAGTCGAGCCAGTACACGACCGGTGACACGACCACTCAGGTGATTGGGGCGGGGACTTACACGACCGGCGACTGCGAGGGCGGAGTCGAGACCGGCGTCGTGACCGGCAACATCGATATCGACGCCAGCAGCGAGCACGAGGTCGAGTTTTGCATCGCCATCGTCGGCAGCATCGTATCTGAAGGGGACACGATCGATCTGCGCGTCCGCCGGTCCAACGGCACGGTGCTCGACTCCTACACCCGCACACCCCGCATCACGGTCACAAAACCGCCCGAACCGGACAACACGGCTTACACAGGTGATCCGGTATTCGAGGCCGGCAGCTTTACCGATCTGTACACCACAGCCGGCTGGTCTGCGGACAACGAATACTTCGAGCAAGGCAACATCCTGACGCACCCCAGCTCTGATCAACCGACGTTGGTGAAGGCCGTTGGCAACTCACTCCGCATGAAAGCTGAGGGTGTTGCCGCTCCAGGCCTTTTCCCGGCGGGCGCAGACGACACGATCACTAAGACGGTCACCGGCCTGTCTGCCGGGAAGTACGTCTACGAATACTACCAGGTCAGCCACGACGACGGCACCCGCACGACCCGGCTGCTCTCGGGGGCGGGCGCGACGGAAGTCCTGCTCATAACCGGCGACGAGGCTGATGGAGACACCACCTGGCAGGGTCCGTTCCATCACGTCTTCACCCACCTGGGCGGCGACCTGGTCATCGAAGTCTATTACGATACTGTGGCTGTCCCGTCTGACAGCAATACCGGCATCAAAGACACGGCTATCATCATCCGCGAGTACGTCGGGTTCACCCTGGGCCTGACGGCCGAGGCCAGCGCGACCGAGGGGGAAGCGGAAGATCCGCCAGAGGAGGAGGAGGAGGCCGCAACATCGACAGGCTTTATCCTGAAACTCTTACACGGCCCCGACACGCTCAACCTGCAGGCCGGGCGCTACTGCGTGGACGAGGCCAGCTTTGCGGCTCCAACCACCATGCGGGCCGTCACCTATGGCGCGGCAGCGATCGGGTCAGTGCCGACCAGCAAGGAACGCGTCAACCGAACGTGGAAGTTCGCCGTCAACGTGATCGCCTCCACCAACGCGTCGGAGGCGGAGCGGGCGCTCAGGGAGCTGCAATCCTTTCTGAACCGGGCCGGGGGTAGTACCCCGCTCTACGCCGCCTATCGCAATTACGGCGACTATGACTTCGAGCCGTTCTTCGGTCTGGCCGGGGCCTTCGCGCGCTTCGAGATCGTGGACGGACGCGCGCAGATGGCGAACGCCGCTTTCCCGGCAGTTGAGACCGGCTACATCGCCCGGATCGACGTGACGCTGACGATCAAACCGCAATCCGTCTATCCAGGCCTACCGAGCGGCCAGGCCACCGGCGGGATCTTCGAGGACTACATCGGGCGCGTGGACGGCAAGCCGCGCGGGACGTGGTTGGCTGAGGCCACCACCAACAAGTTCACTAACCCGGTCTTTATGGCCTCAACCTTCAGCACCGGGTGGACGGCTTCTAGCGCGGCGGCTTCGGAAAACAAGGACGGTCGCTTTGTCCTTTTTGGGGACACCTCCGCCCGCTTAGACAGAACCGGCTCAAGCGCAAGGTATACGCAGACGATCAATGTTGGCGATACCGAGACGTACGCGATCAGTTTTTACGTCAAACTGGCCAGCAGCGGCAATATCAACACAAGCGTCTCTGCTTACTACAATACAACCCTTCAAACTAACCGGGTCTCACTAGGGGATGGTTGGTACTGGTGTTGGGGGACTGCAACCGGGGCGGCGTCTAATCAGGAGACTGGGGTTGTCTTTACCGGCATCTCGGAGAGTGTTTACGTCGATGGCTTCCAGATTGAGGCCAAGACGCAACCGACCCTACTCTGCCACGGCGATCTACTGGGCTGCACCTGGTCAGGAACCAAAAACGCCAGCACATCATCCCGCAGCGGGACGGGCGCAAGCCTGCGATATTTCTTCAGCGAGATCGTCGGGGTGCGCGCCGGGTTCACCTACCGCGTGGTGTGGAGGCCGTATTTCAGCAGCGTGATCGGTCAATCAACGTTGTTCAGCGACGAGAGCGCCGATATCCGGGCCCACATCGACAGCAGCGAGGCGTACACCTTCGCGACTGACACCGGCAGCGGGATCACCTCTGACCCCGTCACCCTGACCCCGGGAACGCCCGAAATCCTGCACTTCACCTTTGACGGCACGACCTCCAGGATTTACCGCGCGGGGGCTTTGATAAAAGCCGGGGCCACCACGCTGGGGGCGGATGCGCTAACCTATACGCACGTCGGGAACCACCTGGGGCAGTTGCAGCTCAACGCTCCCATTCAGGGCTTTGCCGTGTTCCGATCCGCCATGTCAGCCGCCCAGGTCCTGGCAGATTACAACGCGGTCAAAGAGCAGGCTGAAGACGGGGAACGGATCGACCCGTTGCCGTGGGTCTGGACCCCGGACGGGGACAATATCGTGGACAACGACAACGACGGTACGCTCAACAATTTCTGCGTGATCGGCGGACTGATGGGTGATGACGTGGAGACGGCCTACAAGTTGGACAGCTCCAACTCTTTTGTATTGGGCGCCGGGGTGACCTGGGGATCTTTGCCGGTCGACCAACGCGAGATGGACAAGGACATCCTGACCGCCGGCGGGACCAATACGTTGCTGTTTGTCAACGGCTCAGGTCCCGCCGACACTGACGCCAACGGTGACGCCGTGACGCGCATCAGCCTATCGACTTCGACCACTGCCTCGATGGCAACAGCCGTCACTCCGACCGGGGCGCGGCTGCTGCGAAACGCATTCTCCGTGACCGGTTACTTTGTCGCCAAAGACGCCAGCACAAATACCAACGTGCAGGTACAGGCTCAGGTCATGCTCGGGGACAATCAGGAAACATATTACTCATCCCGCTGGCGCACGCTGGCAACTTCCGACGCCTTCCGCCCGTTCATCACATCCGAAATGCCGCTCGGCTTCGGCGATCCGATCCTGAACAGCCAGCGCAAGATCGGCTTCCGCTTCCGCTTCCGCCGTCAGGCGGGAGCCTCAACCGAGAACTTCGACATCAGTCACGCCATTTGGTTGGTCAACTATTCGAGCGTGTACACCGCAGATGTGGGCAACACCGTCGGCGTCGATATGTGCTATGTTAGCGGGCGCGCCTGGGAGGGGGTGGATGACGCCAACCCGACCCTGACCATCGGCAGGCGTCTTTTCAATCGTCCGCTCTATATTCGCCCGGAGCTCTTGAACGTTCTCATGCTTCAGCACACCTCGGACAACTTCTCCGCATCGAAAACGATCTGGACGACGGGCTACAATCTCGAAATCGAGCAGTTCGTCACCACTCCCCGTTTCGACATCTTCTAATGCCACGCGTAATCAGCCTCGACGTGACCGGTCTGGACGGGATCCCGATTATCGACCCCCTGCTGGACGGTGCGCACTCATTCCGCAAGGCCAGCCAGTACCCGGCCGGGCTGTACGGTCCGGCTTCATTCGTCGTCCCGCGCGATCTCGGGCAGCAGCCGACCTTACTGGAAGTCGGGCAGGAGATCCGCGTGCGGCTGTGGGACGAGGAGTTTTGGGCCGCCGATCACGTCTATCACGGTTACGTCCAATCGCTCGAAGAGGTCAAGCGCGGCGACAAGATCGAAACGCGCGTCGGCCTGGTCGGGGCCTGGGGTTGGATCATGGAGACGACCGGGATTGAGCGCAACTGGGCGGATACGCGCATCGACGCCGGGACGTGGGAGGTGGACAGCTCCAGCGGAGCCTCAACCGTGCCCGACAAGGCCACCGTCCGGCGCGATAACGACGCCCTGCAGATCACCCCCAAGGCTGTTGCCTGGAGCACCAACCAGTACGCGCGCCTAACCTACACCGCCCCAACCGGCGAGGAGATCGGGCGCACGTCGATCTCGTATGATTTACAGGAGGCCGCGCAGGATTGGCGGTTGCAGCTGGCTGAACCACCCACCACCACCATCGTCGATATTTCCGCCAGCGGGACCGGAACGGACGCCAGCGATACGTCCACTAACCCGACGCAGATCGTTTTCCAACTGCTCTCCGGTACGGGTCAGACCCCGGCCTCTGACGGAACGATCTACGCCCAAATCAGCGATATCATCATGTACGCCGCCCGGGACCACGCCGACGCCACGCTCGGTAACGTCAACGCCTATGAGGTCGCGCTCGATATTCTGGACCGGTTGGGCGTGGACGTGAACCGGATTTCTGCCAACGCCGGGGACCTTGACAGCACCCTGACGCTCAGTCTAGTCCCGTTCATAACGCTCGGGTTCGAGAGCTTCGCCAGTATCCTGGCGCGCGCGGCCGCGTATGGGACCAGCGTACCGCGTACATCCATCGGCTTCGGTCTGCGCGCGCCCTTCCTCGCACCCGACAATCTGCCACTGCTGTTTCTCGAACCCTACCCCACCCTGAGCGCGGAGGAGTACGATTACGAGGCCAGCGTGGACGACCTCGATCTCTCTCTGCGGATGAATGGGGAGGATGTCTGGAACTGGATCACGGTCGAATACACCAACCTGCGCGGCATTACCAGGACCCTGACCCCGGACGACGACGCCGATCTGACCGACGACGATAGTGTTGAGCAGTACGGTGAACGCCGCCCGCCCCGCCCGCTGTCCCTTCCACTAGCCGATGCGACGCAGGCCAAGAACTTCGCCACCCGCTTTCTTGCGCGGCACAAGCATCCGACTTACGCTGTCACGCGCCCGGTCACGGTCACAGGGCTTGAGGCGAAGAACGGCGGCACGACCCCGGCCGGACTGATCGACGCCGGGCAGCGGCTCAGGATCGTTGACCTGCCGAACCTGATTGGGCAAGAGGCGCCGCCGCAGGGGCTGACGCTACTGATCACGGCGACGGAGTATGACCACGAGCGGGGAACCGTCAATCTATCACTGGGGGGGCGTCCGGATAATTTGGTTGTGTGGCTGGCGCAGATGGGGTTAGGGGTGTAGATGGCGCGGCTAGTCGCAGCCGTTTAGTAGGTGCTCCACCGCCCGCCGCACCAGCTCCGCAACCGAGATCCCGCGGGCTTCTGCGGCGGCGTGGACAGCGGCCTTTGTGTCGGGATCGACCTGGGCGGTGATGCGGACGCGCTTTCTCGTGATCCCCAACTTTCTACCCCACTTCGGCGGGATGTATCCCTGCGTGACGATGCCGCACAACGTGCCGGGCGGAATGCCGCTGTATTGCGGGAGAGCGGCGATTTCGTCCCAAGATAGCCCGTCTACCGTGTGTAGCCGTTTCAAATCGTCCTGGACGTTCTCTGAGTTCTGATGCGCACGTCTGGATCGTTTTTTCATGCGTTTTCGCCCCTCCCCGGAAGTTTGGTTTCGCGCACGTCGATATTGTCTGCAAGGATCTTAGCTGCTGCGCGTGCAGCGCGCGCGATGGTATGTTGGTCAAACATATAACGGTACTGCGCTAAAATAGACGCGCCGGGGTCTGAGTCCCACACAGCGCCCGCAATAAGAATGCCGACCTCAACGGCTATCATTTCGTCTCTTGTCATCACTTCCTCCCCTCCTCGACTAACCGCAGGATGAGGTCGTCAATCCGCTCAACGATAACCCGCTCCATCTTGGCGAGTCTCGCCCTTGTTGATTCCATTCCGTGGTCCCACACCTTCACGAACTCCTCCAGTTCCGTCAACCGCCGCTCCCAATCCGCCGTCAGCTCCACCCCAACCGGCGCGGCTTCGAGGGCGGCCAGGCGGTCGTCGTGACTAAAGAGATGGGTTATGGCCGCGTCAAGGCGGATCTCGAGGACGCGCACCCGGTCCCGTAGCGCGCGCCGCGCATCCCGCTCTGTTCTGACCACGGTCTCAAACCGCGCTATGATCGCATCGTCGCGGCCCTCGAGCCCAGCCACCCGGTTCTGGAGATCGTCCACCTTCGCCTCTGTGGTACGGGCGACGGGTACTCTTGCCTCCTCCATGATATTTGAGTGTAGTGTAACCGCCGCTTGTCGGATGACCTGCTCAAACGTAGGCTGGATGGGGGCATCGCGCCCGCGATCGTGATCCGGTTCGGCCCGCGTGTTCCAGCGCTCAATCAGGGCCGCTACCTGTTGGCTATCGTACGCATTAGGCGTTTGTATAGCACAGGTCTTATTTGTGCATACGATCTGGTAGTAGGTGGGGCCGTCGTCATGCACTCTCCCGTTTTCCCATTTTGCCGCACTCCCACAAAACGGGCACGGCCTCAATTCGTCACTCATCTTTCACCTCCTCCAACACCTCCGTATCCGGTTCAGGGAAGCGGTGATCGCTACACTCTTTGGCAATCACCACGCGGCGGCGTTCGCCCCGATTAGCTTTGTAAAGATGGATCACGCATCCACAGATGGCGGTGTATTCTTCCCATCGTTTTATGTCTGATTCATCAGTCATCTTTCGTCTCCAAAAATAAACAGTAGCCCACCGAAAAAGAACATCGTCGGGCTTCCAATAACCCCGACCAGCGGGCGGATTTCCAGCGGGTTCATCGCCAGTATCAGCAGGCAGATAGCCGCAGCTACCATCACAAAAAAGCCCAACTTCTCAACTCTCGTCATCCCTCGCCTCCTCGCTTATCATAATAACTGTTGTCGCAACCATCGCTATTTCTCACCAGTTGGCGGCTTCCCCTCCGGCCACCGCAACCGAAACAGATAATGCCCTCCGCTCCTGCTGACTATCCAACAGAACGACCACCAGACGTAATTCCCGCGCATGGCCGCGATCAGGTCTTCATTCCCGCTCCACCCGCCGGTTGATAGCGCAAACACGCGCGCGCCGTCCCGGTCCCGGTATTCGTGCCAGCCAAATTCAGGCCAGCGCCAGCGTTCGGCGACGTAATCGACCAGGGCGTGGGTTTCGGACGGGTTGAGTATCGGCCAGGTGCGGATCTTTTCGAGCTCGTGTTCTTCGGGGTATCCGTCAGCGTCCATTTTGTCCTTTTGCGCTCTGCATGTATGTATGTACCGCTTTATCCACACGCCCCACGCGGTCCGCGCCCTTCCGGTGGGGGACCGCGTATCCGAGATGGTGCGCTATCGCCCGCCGCGTGGCGCGGTTCAAATCCCACCCGCCCTTCTCTGTTTTCGGATTGCGCCAATATGCCATGCGGCGCGCGATCAGAAGATCCCGGGTCGCGTCGAAGAACTTGCGCTCGAAGGGTTTGCCCGCGCCGCACAGCTCATTCGTCGCCGTCGTCCTGAGCAGCCCCTCCCACTGCGCCCGAGTCAGCATCCGCCACGACAACCGCGTAAACGTCCGCGCCTCCGTCCGCACGAGCTCCACCGGCGCGGGGGTCTGCTGAGCGTAGATCGGGGCGAAGTCGATCACCCGGCGGGGGGCTTCAGCCAAGCCCGCCTGCTTGCCGGCCTGGTAGAAAAGTGGACACAGGACCAGTAGACCGCCTCCGAAAATGAGGAAGACGACGAACTCGGGGGGCAGGTCAGGCATGGGTCATTCCGCGAAGTTGTGCCGCTGCTCGTATTCGTGCGGGATGTTCATCGAAGTTGCATCCATATCCGCAACGTTTAGCGTGTTCCAGATGATCGAGCGCAGTTGGTCGGACAGGCCGAAACGGTCCTGTAGGTAGTCCAGGTCGATCTTCTGGTCTTTCACCGAGGCAGCGGCCATCCAGTCCGCAATCATCTCCACCAGATCAACAACGCCCATCCCGTCAATACCGCTCACAAAATACTCAGGATGATGCGGGTTGTTTTTGTAATGGTGCTGCAGACCTTCGCCCATTC